CAACATAACCCGACTCAACAGAGATAATCTTACCGTGACCGCCATACCAAACCATATCTCTACTCACCGTGCCAGACCCCGACTTGACCGCCTAAACTTACCGCGACTAACCGGACAACACCAAAACATGCCGAACCCCGACCGCCATGACTGACCGTAACGCACCTGACCAAACCCAGCCAGCCCCGCCGAAACCGCCATGCCAGAACGAAACAAAAATCGCCAGAACTCGCCAGAACTCAACCGCCCTAACACGCCTTGCCACACCAGAACTTCCTGAGCAAACCCTAACTCAACAGAACTCAACCGCCTTGACCGTTTGAAGAGGGCGGCTTTCACCGCCCCCATCACTTTATTACGCCGCACGGCGTATCCTTTCTTCTTGCAACAACTGCATCAGTTCTGCTGTTTCTTCATCAAAACACACAGGCTGTTGCATAGCGATCTCTTGGATATCACGACCTTCTTTTGTGATTTGATCCCAGATATCTTGGAACTCTTCCATCTCTTCAGCACTGCATACTGTCCATGTGCCATAGCCACCTTTGCCTTTTTCTTGGCGAAAGTCACCTATGCCACATATGGTTCCAGCGTTCTGCAACAAAGACGTAATACCCATGCCCCCAAGTGTTGGGGTGACAAAGCGTATCTCAACCTCTGCACACCACTCAGGCAGAAATGCCCTTGTCCGTACATCAGGTGTTTTGTTCATGTCAGCAGAGCGAACAACATCCATCTTCAAATAGGGCTTGCCCCAAATATTGATGTGACTTTGTGGAAGAAAAATCAGACGCTGTACACTAGACTTGGTGATACCACCTGTCTCCAGTGCCGCAGTAGCCATCGCCTGTTTAACACCAGCCGCAGGAAAACAAAGTAAAGTGTCTCCTTTGGATTGTGTGTAAACACTATCTTGAAACTCTTGCTCAGGATTGTGTTTGATTTCTTTTTTTTGTGCGGCAGTTTTCTTACCACCACCAATTAAAAGATCACGCTTTGACTTGGCAGACATCGAATTAAAGTACAATGGTGTTTGACCAATCATACGCAATGTGATGCGACCTTGCTTTAGTGCGTGTAGTTCTATGGTTTCATTACCAGTCTTTTTCGTTACAGTCATCTTCTTGTCCTTTCATTTCCAAAGATGATATCAATTTGTTCAAGTTGCTTTCAGCCTCAAGAACGCTATTTACAAATTCATCCAAATTATTTGTATCTGATAAACAAATCTCAGGATGCTTCCATATTTCATCTATCAAATCTTTCAACTTCACTTGAACTCTTCTGTAATTCTCTATCATAGTTAATCATCCCATTTACAATGTCAACCATCAAAATACAAATAATGTCATTTATTTTCAATTATGACATTTCCATAGGCTTCTTTACCAGCCTGTTCAGCGTCATCAACTATGTTGGCCTTGTAGTTTAGCCATTGGATAATCTGTGATCTTGTCCATCGCTTTGGACTTTTGAATGCTGGCTCTGGGAACGTGCTGTCGTTCTTTCGTATCTTGAACAACGCAGTTCTAGACATGCCAAGCATCTCAGCCAAGTGATTTACGTCCAGTGTCTCTGGGGCTACATTCGGGTTTCTAGCTTTTTCCATTTTTCAAAATCCTCAATCAGGTTTGTAAATTTTTGTCTTGCCTCTGAGTTGTTGTTAAACTCAGACCTAGATTTTATGCCCAGCTTTTGCCTCAACATATTAGCCACCTCATCTTCCCCACCTTCGACACCAAGGAAAAGTGCAAAATGATCGTTCCTGCACAGCATTCCTGCGCTTGCAATCATCTTCTTAATTTCTCTTTGTTCATCGGGGATCTCTGGCTCGTCCTGATCGTTCAGCTTGACCATTGCCACCATGTAACGTGAGCCAACCCAGTCGGTATGCAGACTAGGTGGACACTCGTTAGGATGCAGGGATAATCTTAGTGTTATCCCATTCTTGTCTTGCGACATTGATATTTTAACGGCCTCAAAATTTACAGCCGCATCTCTCACGTTATCCATCATATTTACCTTTTGATGAAAGCGACACGTTTCCAAAAAAGTTACCCCTCTGTTGATTGGCGTAAGAACGATCTGTTCTTTTGCCAACATTAGAACCACCGTAAAGATGAAAATTCAAAACCCTATCTTTCATCTGTTGCAGGTGTAGAGCGAACTCTTCCACAGTCATGTCACTGGCATTCTTCATTAAATTTCTCCCAGTTGGATCTAGCCCACTTAATAGGGTCTATACCTTGTAGATCCCACCACGTTCTTTCATCACCATAGTGATGTAATTTCATATGACAGGAGTGGCACAGAGGAACACACCAGTTATCTCCCACTTTCATGCTCATGGCATTTGGTTCCGCAAACATGATATGGTGCGCCTCTGCGCCATACCCACAAACCAAGCATGGACTCCCCCGCAAGGTTCGCAGATATTTACTTGACCGAACTCTTTTAGAACGGAATGTCATCGTCAAGAGGTTCCTGTTTTGCAGGGGCGTAGCCGCCAGACTGACGACCCCTCTCTTCAAACGCCGAACCACGAAGAGACAGGAATGTATCGCCGGTCTTCTTGGCGACTTTCTTCCATCCGGCCAAATTTATTTTAGGCTTTTCCACGCCCCTTTCCATTTGACTGACCAGATCATTTACAACCTCGTCAGACAGTTCCAGATTGCCTGTGTAATCAGGCGAGTTCTGTTTTGTTTTTTTCTTATTGGCAAACAAGACCCCAGATGGTGGATACTCAGTCATGCCGCTTCTCCCTTTTTCAAAGTTTCAGAGTGTTCAGTAAAGTTACCTAGAACTTTTTCATACAATTCTTTGTTGCCCTTCTTCAAAATTTCCAGAGCATCTTTGTTCTTGCCCCAGAATGAACGCAGGGCGGCAACATCTTGGCAGTCAGGTATAAAGGTGATGAATATCTCTGATATCAGCTTATACCCTTTCGCCTCTTTGGCATCGCCCTCAGCAGGGTGTATCGATACCTCTGGCTCAGGCTCTTCTACACCTTGCGGTAAATCCTCACCGGCATAGATGTAATGACCCAGACCGTGCATCGCGCAACACTTAGCCAAGCATCTCTGCAAAGCCGTGTTGACTTGGAAGCTGTTTGGATTTTTTACAGACTGATTTTTGTAATCAAGAACAGGCATCAACTCGCTCTGCTCTTCATCACCGATTATAACCGTCACCTCGACATAGGCATAACCCTGATCATCTCTAGTGTAAGGCAACTCCGTATCCCAGATACGTTTTATATATCTAGCCTTGGGGTAGTTGTCTTTCACCTTTCCCCACGCCCAAGCCCAGCTTAGATATGTCAGACCATTCTTTTCTTCAGTATGATCTGAAACATCGATTTTAGATAAGGTCTCCCAAGTACTGCTCATTCTATATCTCCTCTATACTGTGAGCAAAATGTGGCAACACCGCAGTAGTTGCCTTTACATCGGACATATTCACCTTCGCGGTGTTCTATCTCCAGATTAGTTTGATCACCCATAAATTCCTGTGCGGCGATCTCATTATCAAAAACTCTTTGCGCTCTTTTGTTGCCCTTCTTTTTTACAGCCCAAGCCTCTCCACGCTTCCATCTGTCTTCGTCACTGCACTCAGGCAATTCTTTGCCAAGGTCAAAGGATATCTGGGCAGACTGGTGTAAGGCCACTCTCTCGCTCACATAGCGCTCTCTGTCCTCTTTAGGCCACAGGGGTACGTCTATGGTCACTACAGGGGCTTGTGGGTAGTCTGAGCGGCGTTCAGCGTCCCTTCTGTTCCAGTCCCTAAGTATCGCAACGACCTGTATAGACTTCACAGGCAAATCTTTGTTTTTGTCGATCAGATACGCATAGCAGTTAAGCTGATATTCCCATTCCACTTTTCCATGAATGACGGACCAGACACTGGTAACTTTATAATCAGTTATGCTAATTGATTTACCATCTTCTTTCTGATGGTCTATTGCCCCAGACAAAACCCACTTGTTTATCTTGTGGAACAGTCTCTCCTCTATGGTCACGCCATCATCAGTCGATGCGCTTTCAAGAACGTGATGCACGGCAGTGCCGAACAAAGGCCATATCATATCGCTAACGTCCGTGGTCATCTCGTCACGATGCGTGTCACGCATAAGTCTGATGCGCGGACTATCGATTATTGATGTCACTGAAATGTTTGCATCGCCTTTGGAATACTTGTCATTTCTGACAAAGTTGACAAAAGACTGAGGCAAGTCATAATTGTTAGTGATCTTCATGTGTGTAGTCTCCCAAGTACATATTGATAGATAGTGCCATTGTTCATGAATGTCAATAGGTGTTTTTATATGACCATAAAAGTACATCAGTTCACGATTGAGGGGGAGCCAGCCAGCAAGGCTAACAGCAGAAAGATAGTCACGATAAGAGGAAAGCCGGTATCGATAAAATCTGAGAAGGCAAGAAAATATGCGGTGTCATTTTTATATCAGTGCAAAAAACTTGACGAGTTATTTGAGGGTGACGTATCTGTAGAAATCCTAATTTATTATGCCACCAGAAGGCCGGATCTGGATGAAAGTTTAATTTTAGATTGTATGCAAGGTAATGTTTTTATTAATGACAGACAGGTCAAGCAGAAGCATATTTACTGGGGGCTTGACAGAGACAGACCCAGAGCAGTCATCAGAGTGTCGGCTTTGGAGACAGGTTCTATCCCAAGCTATCTCAGATGCGTATCTGAATGACAAGAAACAGAGGCAGTCCGTTGTGGAATGGATTGCCTCTAATGATTTTAGAACCGTGTGTGATTTTGCTTTTGTGGATATATTCGAGATGAGAAAAATATTTAACAAAATTTTGTCTGGTAAAGGTGGGGAGGCAAGGGAAGAGGGAAGAGAAATAAAGCAGTTATTGGAAAGGTAGTATATTATAATCTTAATATATTATAATCATATTATATTATAATATATACCGCCAAACAGCGTTGTTGACATGGCTTCTCCAGATCAATATTGTCTATGTGTTCTTGGAGGAACCTAATCATGAAAATAGAAAATTCCCTTATTAGTACCGCGTATAAACTTGGCTCTGGGCAACACAGAGTACAGTGTCCGTCATGCTCCTCATTACGAAAAAAGAAGGGCATGAGAGACCTGTCAATAAATGTCGAGAGCGACCATGTTTTGTATCATTGTCATCACTGTGAAGAGACAGGAAAAGTAAAGCTAGAAAAGCCAGAGACTCAGTTAAGGAGAAGACAGTTGAGAGTTGTGCCGAAAGAAAGTTACATGGAACTTTCTGCAAATTCAATAGCTTGGCTGAAGTCTCGCGGGATATCAAAAGAAACCGCATTAAAGTTAGAACTAAAAACGTCCAACACATACATCCGCTCTGTCGATAAAGAAACAGAATGCGTGGTGTTCCCATATAAGAATCAAGGACAATCTTACGCGGCGAAGATACGAAGTTTGTGTGATAAAGGTTTTTCATGCAACGGCAGCCCACAATCATTTTTTAATATCGATAACGTGGAGGCTGAAGGTGATCTCATTATTTGTGAAGGCGAGATAGATGCTTGCTCGTTTGTCGAGGCAGGATGGAACTCCGTGGTTTCGGTTCCTAACGGCGCGGTGATGAAAGTTGTTGATAACGACATTACCCCGGAGGAAGATAACAAGTTTCGATTTTTATGGGACGCTAAACACGAAATAGATCAGGCAAACAAAATAATAATTGCCACCGACTCAGACAGTGCCGGTCAGGCTATGGCAGAAGAAATAGCCAGACGCATCGGGCGCGACAGATGCTGGAAGATTGAGTACCCAGATGATTGCAAGGACGCTAATGACGTTCTTATCAAACATGGCAAGAAAAAATTAAATGACATAACTGCATTCTGTAAGCCGTGGCCTGTAGCTGGTTTGTATGACGCATCGCATTTTTATAAAGAACTGGACGATATTTACGAACATGGCATGGCAAAGGGTCTCGGAACGGGCTATCCAAACCTTGACGAACTCTACAGTATCGTAGAGGGGCAACTGACCGTGGTCACTGGGCATCCATCATGCGGAAAGTCGGAACTGATTGACCAGTTGATGGTAAATTTGGCCGTTAGGCACGATTGGAAGTTTGGCATATGCTCGTTTGAGAACGAGCCACGATTGCATATAGCAAAGCTGATATCGAAATATTTTGAAAAACCGTTTTTTGAGGGCATGACCCCAAGAATGACCAAAGGTGAATTGGAACGGGGTAAGTCATTTATTCAGAAACACTTCTCGTTTGTGTATCAAGCAGACGGTTCGATGGCCACGGTTGACGGTATCATTGAAAGATTAAAGATTGCAGTGATGCGAAACGGCATCAAGGGCGCGATCATCGATCCATACAACTACATATCAAAAAACAGAGATGTGCCGGAGACAGACTGGATATCAGACATGCTGACCAAGTTGAGGATTTTCGCCCAGTCACATGGCATTCATCTGTGGTTTGTAGCGCATCCGACAAAAATGATGCGTGACGCAAATGGTAACGTACCTGCGCCAAAGGGGTATGATATTTCGGGAAGTGCGGCATGGTTTGCGAAAGCTGATGTTGGTCTAACCGTGCATAGACCAGATCCAGAATGCAACGAAAGTGAAGTGCATATCTGGAAGTGCCGCTTTTCATGGGTGGGGCAACAGGGCAAGACAAGCCTGTATTTTAATCCTGTCACATCGACATACACGGCAGAGCGTGACGATCCATTTGCTGATCTGACAGAGCCAGAATACGAAACACCGTTCTGATGGATAGGCTGGGAAAAGAATTATTACAGGAAGCAACAAAAACAATAGATGAGAGGGGCGATAAATATGGAACCCCTCTGGATAATTTTTCTAGGATTGCGAGACTGTGGAGCGTCATACTCGACACTGACATAACACCACTGCAAGCGGCGTTGTGTATGGATGCTGTTAAAACGGCGAGGCTTTGCAACACGCCTGAGCATTGGGATAGTCTCGTTGATAAGGCAGGATATTCTGCCGTGATGGCAGAGATAGTTGGAGAGCGTCAAAAAATCGGAACTGATGAT